CGAGACGCTGTTCCTCAACCTTCTCGCCGGTGACCAGTTCTCCTGTGCCACCATCGGCGATGCCGAGGACTTCCTTGTACTTTGCGAGTTGTCCAGGTGTACCGTACTTTCGGATGAGTGGAACGAGGTTCCTCGCTTTGAATCCACACACCCAACAGTGACATCTATCATCATCTGTCTTGATAGCCAGTTTCTTCTTTGTGACATCGGAGGGTGCACAGATGGGACACCGGACATCGAAGTTCTTTCCGTTTCCCGCGAGGTGACCCTTGCCGAAGACGGACTCGATGAACAGAAGTTTGTCACTGATGCTGAATACGGCCACGGTACAACCGTATCACAACTCTGTTCACTTGTTCATGAGTCCCGCGGCGCGAGCGATCACATACGCATCAGTGGCGTCCCTACTCCACCCCACGATTGCGCCCGACTTGGGGGTGAGAGGCCACTCCACATGGGACAGGTCGTGTTCGCACATGTACTTGAAGACCTGCTCCTTGTGTGGCATACCTGCCACGGAGGTCTTCTGCAGTTTAACACCGCACAACTTTCTCGCTGATGCCGCAGAGATGTAGGTGGGTTCGATGCCGAAGACTTCCCGACCAATATAGGAAACGATGCCGTTGAAGCGCATGAGGGTTGTGATTGTGGCCGCTGAGGACATGCCCTTCGAGAATCCGAGGAGTGGTTCCTCCAAGGCGAAGGTGGTGACTGAGGGGAAACGCGACTTGATGAGGAGGAGGTCACTCTTCACTCGATCGGCCTTGTCCCAGAGGTTGATACATTTCTTAAACTCAATCCTGTCGAGATACGCAATGTTGGCTCCTCCGCCAGGTTCAACATTGGGATCCACCACACACACACCAGTAACAGAGGTGGACACGTCGAGGCCCAACGTTAGATTCGCCATGGCTGGATTGTTAATCCAGAATGAGTACAGTAAAACTTTTCTATAAAAGACCTAGTTCCTTCAATTGTATTTCTGTGACTATTCTATAGGTCATCCCGTGTTCTGCACACCACAAGAGAGCAGCAGCCATCTTCTTCTTAATAACAGCTTGCTCCAACTTTCTCTTTGGTTTCACCTCGATGAGTTCGGTGCGGCCGTCCTTGTATCTGACGAGGAAGTCTGGATAGTACTTGCGTACCTTCTTCGTTCGCACGTTGGACACATACTCAATCACGGTCTTCTCGTAGGACCAAAACTCCACATCGGGATTCTCGTCCAAGTGGAGCATCAGTTTGAATTCCCATCCGGAACGGAATTTACACTCGCCGGCGATCGGAGAGGTGTAGGTGCCGCGGATGTAGTGGCCCTTCCTCTTCTTCTTCCTCTTCTTTTTGGGAGTAGCCATGGCTAAAGTATTCCTCGAGCTAAGAGTTCGTCCCGGGTCAGGACATAATAATTGCTTATGCCATTCTCAATACAGAATTTTGCGGCAGCTTCTGATTTGAGTTTATTTGCATCGGAATCGATGAATTGTTTCGGTTTGATCTCCCAGACCTCTTTTCTTCCGTCTGAGTACTCTACAAAGAAATCTGGTACGTACCAACGTTTGTTGTTCTCGTAGTAGTAAGGTATTCGAATGCATTCATAGCTCCACAACATTACGTTATCATCTCTGTCTAAATACTCCATAGTTGCCAATTCCCAAGAGGACCGATAATGATAAATTTTCTTTGTTTTTGCTTCGTAATCACCTCTAACATGACCATTCTTACCATAAGTTTTTCTTGAGCCACTTATAATTCCCAGAGTGTTAGAATCAGACATTTTTTCTCTTGCCTCTTTGGTGTGATTTTTCCCGAACATACCATTCTTCTCACCAAAGGGTGGATTCAACCTCTTAGCTTCTCGAAGTTTTTCTTTTGATTCTTCTGTATGGTTCTTTCCTTTGAAACTGGGAACCCAATCAGGTTGTGACATTCTCTCTTGGATGCTTTCACTTATCTTCTTCCAAGACTCTTCTGTGTGCATCTTGGAAGTATTATTCTCGTACAACACTGGGCTGTTTGACCTAAAGACCCCATAGCACTTTCTTGAGCACGTCTTCCCCCACTTCCTCTCATTTCCTACTTTCCTCACCTTGATGAGCTTGTTGCAAATGAGACAGGATGTTTCTAGAATTTCGGCACCGTAACCACCGATTCCTCCCCTGTTTGCGTAGTGGCACTGTATTTTACAGTAGTGCTTCTTGGCCTCATAGGTTTCCTTGAGCCATTTCTTCTCAAAGAGAGAACCGCATCCATCGCATTTTAGCACGAGAGTACGGGGTGGATTTCCGGAATTCTTTGCTGTGCCTTCGTTCTTTCTTGGAAGGATTTTTATCTCTACGAACATGCATATAAGTATGCTCGAATTAGCAAAAGGTCAAAAATCTAGCGCTACCTTAAACAAAATCTTGTCGCCTTCCCTCTTGATGATGGGTTGCGCCAACCGGGCCTTTGCCACCACGTTCATGTTCTCATCGTGGAAATTGAGGCCGGAGATATAGACGAAGGTCTCTTCATCTCTTGGATTTCCCGAAGCTTTAAGTTTGTCATAATTTTTTACGTAAGTTGGATTAGAAGAAGAGTTAAGAAGACCAGATCCAGCAACTATCTCATACTTGGAAGTGAAAATATTTTGAACCCCCTTGAAAGATATTTCATATTGATTCTTTCCAAAAAAGTAAAGATGTGGACTCTTGACGACAACTATTCCTTCATCATAGAAAATATTCCCGACAGAATTCTGAGTGGAATGATCAGTTAAAGAATCAGCTCTGTAGAGGTTTCCAAGAGAGTCGTCCCTAAGAGTTATTGAAACAGATCCAAAAGAACCTGAGATAGAAGAGTCCTTCATCTCAAAAGTTCCCGGCTGTATTCTTCTTCCGTAGTAAAGATTGCTTATATTGAAGATTGTTACTTGATTTGAAGAGGGATCTAAGGTCCGCTGATATATCGTTAGCGGAACACTCTTCTGTACTCCTCTATCAAAGAAGCTATCATCTGTCAAAGAAGAAATAGAAGCAGTTACAGCAGTAATGTAGCTCTTATAGGCCATTCCGGGCTCTAATCCAGGCTTTTCTGGACTTGGTCCATAAAGTTGCTCTACATATTCTTCGGGAGCTTCTGGTGACACCCCGCCCTGAAGCAGAGATGATGTAGTAACTAGATTGTCTAAATTTATGTAACTTAGATCGTCAAAACCGCTTGCTGAGTATTTGTCAGTATACGCTTCTCTTGAGAGTATCTCGTAATTTGGATCAAAATTTCCATCGTCACAAGGAAGAATCGTAAGATTTCTTTTCGCTACTCCACCGTCACCGTAAAGAAAAGAATTGGCTTCTTGCGCAGTTGTCGTGTAATCAATAGTTGACCCTGTTAGATTTAACAGTCTTGGGAATCTACCAGTTGAAAAATCTTTGACAAAGTTATCAAGGTTAATGTAGTGACCGTTTACACCAAAAGACATAGCTACGTTAAAAGGATCGTCTGTAGTTCCGTCAATTGAAAAAAATGGAGTTTGAAGAATTCCTCCTCGATCGCTTACGTACCTCTTGATGGTTGTGTTTTCAACAAAGAACGGAGGAAGATAGAACGCTATATTCTTCTTAGAGAAAGCATCATATCCAATTCCCCTAGAACCTGTAGATGATAGTTCTAAATCTGAAAGATAGTATCTTCTAAAAACTAGATCGTGTATTTCTGCCTTTAGAGGATGCTCAAATTTATAGAAAACTGGTCCATCGTAGCTGGGATCTCCAGGCTCACTTGTTAATTGATCTACTCCATCTCTTTTTGAATTATTGGGATTGAAGAACAAACTCATTGAATCGACGCCAGTGTTTGTTCCTTCATAATAATTGCCAATGCAAAGAACGTCAGGATTGAGAGAATTTGTAAACGAAGCTGGCAGAAGAGACGAAGAAGGTATCACAAAGTTGCCAGCATTTATGCCGTCTATTATGAAGGAACCAGTTCCGTTGTTTATTGTGTTTGTCCCCCATCTAATGACTACGTGATGCCAGTGGTTATAAAAGAGAGAGTTATCTGACGATAGAAAAATTAAATCATTCGGATATGTTCCCGGGATAGCTTTTGAAGGAGATCTATCTGCACTGTGACTTAGCTGCAGTTGCAATCTAAATCCTTCTGGTAGGCCATTTGGGTCTTTTCTAGAACCTGTAACTAGAGAAACACAATAGCTGGAAGATAAATGAAATATTGTTCCTGACTTAAAGTGTCCTGGGTCTATTCCGTCTTCCTTGTATCTCGGGTTTATGTAAAAGTCGAACGTAAATCCCTTTTCAAAAAGGTAAGAACCAGAAGCATAACCTTCGACAGTTCTGACATCTTCGTCACTTACGTTCGGGTATAGAAGAACAGACGAAGTAGGAACTAGTTGATTGCTACCATTAAAAGCCGTAAAGAAATTTAAAGAATGATAATTGGTATATGCCCAGTGACTAGTGGGGTAATCAGTCCTGTAATAAGGCATCAAGACATCTTTGATGTTATTCTTTATCAAAGTATATTTTGTCAGCCTTGTAGTCGGAGTAAGTCTTTCTATGTCAAGAACACTAGCCTTCTTTGTTTTTGTCAAAGATACTAGGTCAAAATAGCTTCTTGTAATTCCTTCAATTGATTGCCCCTGAGACCTAAATGTTCGAGCTTTATCTACTATTCTCTTAGAAGAATTTGAAAAATTAGAATCTATCGGTGCAGTTGAAGCATCGCTAAAAACAAAGTTGGTCTCAGAGTCTTTTTCTATTGAAGAAAGTCTTGGAAAGACCTTAACTGATCCTGTTACAC